GTATCCAGCGGTTTCTGGATGTGCTGGAAGCGACCGGCACCAGACAGAATGTCGGATCGCGTACCGCCTATAACGCCATCTTCTCTGAGAACCTGTCGAAAAGCGGGATGATTGGCGAGGGCAGTAAGGCGCTGGCAAACCCGCTGCAAGGCGCGAAGTTTCTTGCGGATAAATTCGAGAATTGGAAGCTGGGAAAGAATCTAGATGAGCTTGCGCGGGTCTTCACTGATCCGAAGGCTGCCAATCTCTTTCGGGCGATTTCCAAGCGGCCAGTCGGCAACCGGGCGGCTCAACAGATCGCTGTCAGGATCGGGCTTCTTACCAATGCGGCCTATCAGCATTGATAGTCGCATGCAGATTCCGGCGAACAGGGCGGTGAGGCAGAACGATATAAATGTTACCGCGCCAAGCCGGTCGTTAAACTCGCCGCCGCTTAGAAAAAACCAGATCAGCCCGCAAAAAACGGCTGCTTGAGTGAGGCACCAGAACATCTGACGCATGGTTCTTGGCCTACCAAAGGCGCCATAGTAGAAGACACGTAACTATTATCTGGACGATTAGAAGCCAGAAAAGAAAACCGAATGCTCGTTCGCTGTGCGTCAGAGCGGTGTCTAGTCGATCACAGACGAACTCTCGGAACGCATCTTCGTTGCCAGTAATATGTAGCTGGTCGTTGATACTCAGCCGTTGCCAAGGTGGCATTCGAGCTAACTCCTAAGATTGGTCAAGTACCAGAATATCTGACGCATCATTGCCACTTCCGTACAGGAGCAGAGAGCCAGGATATGAGATCAGACATAATGTCAAACCTGAAGCAAATGGGTGCTGAGCCAGTCGGCGGTCTCCTGTCTGCTGACGCGCCGGAAGGCACCTTTCCCCGTGATCTCAAGAACGATGATGCCGTTCTCCGCAAATCATAGCTTACCACATACCACGCCATCAAAGCCTCCCCAGATTGGGGATAGTTTAGCACCGGGTCAAATCCCGCCTCAAGGCTCCCTTACGGGGGCCTTTTTCTATTGGAGCCACACGTAATGGCCGGATTCTGGCACCTATCCCACCATCAGATGCGAGACCCGAATGGGCGTGTTTTCGCTGGCGCCAAGGCGTTCTTCTATGCCGCAGATACGCTTCTGCCTTTGACTGTCTATCAAGACTATGGGTTGGGAACCGCGCACCCAAACCCGGTTGAGGCGAACGCATATGGCATCTTCCCTCCGGTTTTCCTCGATGAAGATGACGGCTTCTATCGTCAGCGCATCACATCCTCAGGGGGCGTGATTATTCCCGGCTCAGACGTTGGAGTGCTTCCTATCATCGGGCCTGCTGGCGGCGGTGGTGGTTCTGAGGTGCCGGTTGACCCCAACTCGCTGTTCAAGACCGGCGATACCCAGTGGCTCGATGTAACCGGCTCGCGGCCTGGCTGGGTACGAGACAACGGCCGCTCAATCGGGAATGCGGTCTCTGGTGCATCGGAACGCGCAAACGCAGATTGCGAAGCGCTTTACGCCTGGCTCTGGCAGAACTTCTCAAATTCGATATGTCCGGTGACCGGGGGACGCGGCGCCAGTGCTGCGGCAGACTGGGCGGCCGGGAAGCCAATCGCGACGCGCGACCGACGCGGACGCGCGGCCTTTGGCCTCGACGACATGGGCAATGCTGCGGCTGGCGTAATCACTGGTGGAACGACGGCAGGATCGTCTGGCGGCGAACAGGCGCACACTCTCACAGGCGCAGAAGTCGGTCCGCATACTCATACCGGCACGACTGAATCAGCCGGAGAGCACATTCACGGGATGAGTTCTTATGCTGCCACTGGTACGGCAGGATTTGTTGGTCCGGGCGGCGGCGGCGGCGGAACATTTACTACAAATACCGCAGGCGCGCATACGCATAGTTTTACGACGGCTGAGAATATCGGCGGCGAGCCTCACAACAATATGCCGCCCTATGATCTCGGCACCTGGTATCGCAAACTCTAGGTAATCGATCAATGTACATCGGAACATTCCCCCCGGCCTCAAACCGGGCAGGGCTCGCTATTGTCCGCGAGGTCGTTGACGACGACACGGACGAGCCAATCGATCTCAGCCAATGCTCGATCACTGTCGAGGTTAGAAATCAGCGCGACCGCCGGATTGAGCTTTCGGCCACGACCGCGAATGGCAAGGTAGCCGTAGCAGATACCGGAATTTTCCAAGCGACTTTCAGCGCGGCCGAGATGCGCAAGCTATGCGCGGGCACCTACGACATCGGCTGCACGGTCAAGAATGGTTCTGAGGAACCGTATCAGTTCTTCATCGGATCGATTCCGGTGCTTGATGGGATTGTCTCATGAGCAATTTGAAGCTGCGCGTCCCTGTGCCGTTTCCTGCGCTGGTCAATGGCGATGGGGGCATTGTCGTTGTCAAAGAAAATGGACGATGGACAATCAAGCCCGACTTCTCGCAGCTTGTCGCTCTGTCCTCCATTCCAAATTCTGCGCAAAAGCAGGTCTGGATTTATGACCCAACGTCGGGGATTTATAACGTCGTCAGTCTGAGTGTCCTGGGCGCGGCGTTAAATAAGCTGCCCTCATCCTCAGACCTTGACCTCAATAATTTCTCCATCCTCAACATCAAAGACGCCGAGTTCAACGGCTCGTCCTCGGGCTCAACCGTGGTTAAGGCCAGCGCGACAGCCTCTGGCACTCTGACGCTGCCAGCCGCAACCGATACGCTGGTCGGCAAGGCGACGACGGATACGCTGACGAATAAGACCATCAACGCCAGCAATAACACCGTCTCCAACCTGACCACGTCCATGTTCGCTGCTAACGTGGTGGACACGGACCCGGCTTTGACTGCGAACGCAGATGACCGGATCGCCAGCCAGAAGGCCGCCAAGTCGTATATCGACCAGATTATCGCGGCTCAGGATGCGATGGTCTACAAAGGCGTTGTCGATTGCTCGACCAACCCGAATTATCCGGCTGCGGATACCGGACACACTTACCGGGTTAGCGTCGCTGGAAAGATCGGTGGGGCGTCTGGCGTCAACGTCGAAGTTGGCGACCTGCTGATCTGCCTTGCGGATGGCACGGCGAGCGGCGATCAGGCTACGGTTGGCCCAGGCTGGAACATCGTCCAGTCGAATATCGATGGCGCGGTGGTCGGCCCCGCCTCGTCTGGAGATAGCAACGCTGCGGCCTTCAATGGCACCACAGGCAAACTGATCAAAGATAGCGGGAAGGCGTTGCCGTCAGGCTCAATCGTTGGCACGACCGACACGCAAACTCTCTCCGGCAAGACCTTCGATACGGCAAGCAATACGTTCAAGCTGAACGGTGCCGCATTTGGCAGCGCGTCGGAAGCGACGGCGGCGCTGAATGCCTTTACAGGCGATGCCGGGTCTGGCGGGACCAAGGGTCTTGTGCCAGCGCCTGTAGCGGGCGATGCGTCCAAGTTTCTGCGCGGCGACGGCAGTTTCGTCACGATCCCCGGCGGCGGCGATATGCTGTCCACCAACAACCTGTCAGACGTTGCCAGCGCTGCTACGGCGCTCGCCAATCTTGGCGGATCGCCCCGAACCAGAGAGATCAATGCGCAAACCGGAACGACATACACTTTCGTCATCGGTGACGCCGGAAAGCTCTGCACGTTCTCTAACAGCTCTGCGGTAACCGTGACTGTCCCGCCTAACTCGTCCGTTGCGTTCCCGAACGGTACGCAGATCGATGTTTCTCAGCTCGGCACCGGCAAGGTAACATTGGCGCAGGGCAGCGGCGTCACGATCAACTCGCTGGGCGGCAACAAGGCTCTATCCGGTCAGTATGCAGGCGGGACGCTGGTCAAGACCGCGACTGATACATGGCTCCTGGTCGGGAGTCTGACCGCATGAGCCGCTTCGGTCTTGGTTTTGTCAGCGGCGTGATCCCGCCCAGCCTCGAATTTCTGTCCAATGCAGGAAACGCGTCGGGGCTGACAACTTACACGTTCTCCAGCGTCCCCTTTGGAGCCGAAGATGCGACCAGATTCATCGTCGCCGGATTTGTGTATCGTACAGCAAATTCGGGGTCTATCTTCTCCAGCGTGTCGATCGGAGGGCAGCCTCCGGGTGCAGCCATTGTCAATCAGTTGCACGGCGATGGCTTTGGTCGCACCGCTTGGTTTGGCGCCTCGGTCCCGTCTGGGGCGAGTGGCACGATATCGTGCACTCTCAACGGTGCTGCTCTGCGCGCCTGTATGGTCGCCTACAGCTTCAAAAATCTGTCGAGCACGACAGCTACCGACACGGCAAGCGGAACGCCCTCGCTTTCCATTGACGTTGCCGCTGGCGGCTTTGCAATCGGCATGGGTCTTTACGCCCCTAGCACGGGCACGTCAGTTTGGACTGGTCTAACCAAGGACGTCGATGCCTCGGTCGGCGGCTCTCAATACACGTCGGCTAGCGCCGCTTTCCCGGCTGGCGCCACGGGTCAATCTGTCGGTCTGACGGTTGCTGGTAGCAGTCCTGGCGCGACAGTAGCGCTCGCCAGCTTCCGCTAAATTCAAGGACAATCTCAGATGACAGACCGCCTCGTTCGGGCGATTGACCGCGCGCGTTTCTTCGCTGGCATCCGGCAGAAACCATTCCCCGGAAAGCTGTTGGCCAATCAGGTTCAGGGATGCAATGCCATCCTCGACGAGTGGGAGCGGCGCGGCCTGACCGATCTGCGTTGGCTGGCCTACATGCTTGCCACGACAAAGTGGGAAACCAACCATACGATGCAGCCCATCAAAGAGGGTGGGAGCCTCGCATATCTTAAGAGCAAAAAATATTGGCCCTGGTACGGGCGTGGCTATGTGCAACTCACCTGGGAAGACAACTACCGGAAATTCCGGGACCGCGTGATGAATCTGTTCAAGGCTGATATCGTGTCAAACCCAGATGACGCCATGCAGCCTGACGTTGCTGCTTTTATCATGTTCGAGGGGATGATTAACGGCGAATTCACCGGCAAGAAGCTGTCTCAGTATTTCAATGAGACGGCGGATTGGGTTGGTGCCCGCAGGATCATCAACGGCACTGATAAAGCGGAAGCGATAGCAGATATCGCTCGGCAATTTTTCGCCGCGCTCGGGTGGCAGGATGAACCAGTGCCTATCGGGCAACCGCCTGACATTGAATCGGCCCCCATCTCTCCCGAACAGCCGTCCATCTGGGCGGCTTTTTTAATACTTCTCAAATCCATCTTCGGAGGTTCGAAATGATGGCACCTGCTATTCGTATTGCGCTCCGCTGGCTCGGCGGCATCCTGATTGCCAAGGGCTACTTCGCCCAAGGTGACGCGGGGTTGTTTACGGACCCGGACATGATCGCCATCGCCAGCTATGCAGCGGCTGCGGTCTGTGCGGCAGCGAGCGAGGGATGGTACTGGCTGGCGAAGCGCTTCGGTTGGAGCACTTGACGTGCTCGGCACGCTGCTGGGCTGGCTGGCGTCCGGTCCGCTGGATCGCATCTTCAGGACGGTCGATCATTCGATAGACAACGAGACTGAGCGCCAACGCATCAAGACGCAGGCCGTCGAATCCTATCTCTCGGCGCAAGTCTCGATCCTGACCGGGCGAGGGTGGTGGTTCCCGCTGCTGTTTCTCGCGCCGGCCGGCTTCTGGTTCGGGTCGGTCTGTATCTACAGCGTGCTGTTCTGTCAGCGCTGTGCGCTACCGCAATCATGGTCGATTGCCGCTCTCCCGCCGCCGCTCGACGAGTGGATGGGCATCATCGTCGGCTCGCTCTTTATCGGTAAGGCCGGCCAAACGCTATTGGGGGCCTTTAGGAAATGAGCGAAGCCAAGCGATTTGATGACCTCCCGCCAAAGACAAAAGACTTTCTGACCAACCTAAGAGACGACGAGATTGACACTCTGAACGACGGCATTCGTCTGGTTGGCGCGATCCGAACAGTCGGCACCTTCGTTCGATGGGTCATTGTCGGCCTTCTCGGCATCTTCGCCGGTGTCGTGATGTTCGGTGAGGCGCTTGGCAAAATTGTCGGCTGGTTCAAGGGATGAAAATCCTCGCGGCGGTGCTGTTCGCAGCCATGGTCGCGGCCCTGATCACTAGCCTCTCTGCCTCTCCCAAACCTGTTTACCAATCCACGCCGTATTGCCCCGCGCCAATGGTCTCGCCGGAAGGCGACATTGACCAACTCACGCTGTTTATCGCGTGCAGTCACGCCGGCAGATACGCTGACATATAGGTGTCTGATTGAGAGCGCAGCTATTCAATAATAAGCAGGCGGCAACGAACGATGCAGACTTTATGCGGCTATTCCAGCAGATGGGACCGCACGAGCTGAGCCGGCATCTGGGTCAGAACATTAGATCGATCTATGGCAGGCGCAGAAACCTAGAAGCTCTGTACGGCACGCAAATCCGCGCTCCTGATATCACCAGATCGACGCGCCGCGCTGAGGACCATGCGGCTATCATCCCGCTCAAGGTTCAGAACGGCGTCGTTCTCGTAGGATCAGACGCCCATATCTGGCCCGGAGATATGACCACGGCCATGCGCGCCTTCGTCAAGTTCTGCAAGGATATGAGGCCAGCCGCCGCCATCATGAACGGCGACGTGATGGACTTCCCGCAGGTCAGCCGGCACCCGCCTATCGGCCATCAGAAGCTTCCCGATCTGGCCGAGGAAATTGAAGCGGCTCAGGACCAGTTACACGAGATCGAGCTTGCAACTCCGAAGTCATGCAAGCTGATCTGGACGCTCGGCAACCACGACTCCCGGTTCGAGGTCCGGCTGGCCACTGTGGCGCCGGAATATGCCCGGTTGCACGGCCATAGCCTCAAGGATCACTTCCCGGCGTGGTCGGCATGCTGGCGCTGCGACATCAACGATGACGTAACGGTCAAGCACCGCCACAAGGGCGGCATCCACGCCCCGCATAACTCGACGATGTGGGCGGGCAAGACGATGGTCACGGGCCATCTGCACAGCCAGAAGGTGACACCGTTCACCGATTACAACGGCACCCGCTATGGCGTCGATACCGGAATGCTGGGCGCGCCCGATGCCCAAGCCTTCCTCGATTATACTGAGGGTAACCCGCTTAATTGGCGCTCGGGCTTCGCGGTTCTGACATTCAAAGACGGGCGGCTTCTGTTCCCTGAGCTGGTGACAGTCTGGGACGAGAAGCATGTGCAGTTTCGGGGCGAGGTCATTAAAGTATGACGCGGCGGCGTGATAAATACGAACAGGCCATTGACGGTGAATGGTTCGGCCCGATCCGCAAGCGGCGAATGCGTGAACAATGTTGCGATTGTGCGCTTGTCCACATCGTTGACTATAAACTTACACCCGACAATGAGTTATACTTTCGTGCCCGTCGGGACGAACGGGCTACGGCAGCGGCGCGACGTGCGAAGAAGCGATGACGCACGAAGTCGCCGCCTTTGTCAGGTTCAACGAAGCACAGGATTTTCTGAAATGCGGATGGCTCCCGACGCCCGCTCTAGCTGGGACGAAGCATGGCGAATGGTCGGTGCTTATGATCTGGAAACCCTGCGCCTGCGAAAAGGCAATGCCGTGGCCGCGCGCAGTCTCATGCTCCGACAGCCCACGTCAGGCGAGTGCGAGCTTGTCGTCTGCTCCGACGCAGGAATGCAAGTTTACGGGCTGAGCCAGGATCAGGTGCGGCTTCTGGCGGCGAAGTCCGTCCCGGCCGCTCTCAATATGACCGCCTGCGGCGACGCCTGTCCGCTTGGATAATTCGCCACAACTGCCTGAGCGGAATCCACCAGCGCCACATTGGCTATCTCTCCCCATCTGCCCAATTTCGCACCAACATCCGCTTGCCGCCCGTCACCAGAAGCCGCTTGCCTGGGTAGACCCGGCACGCCTCATCATAGGCGGCGCGGGCCAACCCGCTATGACGCGCATAGGCTAGCACCTCCGGCCCGGCTGCCAGGGGGTTTTATAAACAGGGTGCATGCAGCGGATTTAAGCGCAAAACCGTTTTACAAATCACCCTGGTGTTCTGGAAATGTTCACGGTTTTGCGCCCGTCCGTTGTAAAACGCATGTATTTGAATTTGTTAGACAAATGGCATTTATTCCAAATTGTGCGACTTCGGCCTCGACGGCCTGTCGTCCGGCCGCTCGCCAGACCGGCTCGACGCGCTGGTCTGGGCGCTCACCGCGCTCTGCCTCGGCCCGAAGGGACGCCCGCGCGTGCGGGGGCTGTAGGCGGGCGGGGCGCTGGCGAGGATGGATGCAGCTTGTTCATTTGATGATGGATTGCCGGGTCAAGCCCGGCAATGACGCATTGGTAGATTTGTCATGCGCGGGCTTGACCCGCGCATCCATCGTCCGCGTCAGCGGACAATATCGTCGTACAGGTCGCGCCACGAAGGGTTGTCGCGAACGATCAGATCGATCTTCCATTCGCGCGGCCAATGTTTGAGGTTTTTCTCACGCTGGATTGCGGCGAGCGCCGTGTCATACGCCTCGAAATAGATCAACCGTTTGATGGCGTATTTCCGGGTGAACCCGTTGGCAAAGCCCTGACGGTGCTCATAGACACGGCGAACGAGATCGTTCGTTACGCCGACATAAAGCGTTCCGCCGGGCGCGTTGGCGAGGATGTAAACCCAATAACTCATTCGTAGATGATGGATTGCCGGGTCAAGCCCGGCAATGACACATTGGTGGAAAGCAATGACAACGCAGAATTTGTCATTCGCAGGTCAAGCCCTGCGCATGATGCAGTCAGGTTGAACGAAGCCGTCTCCGCGCAAAAAATCGTCATTGCCGGGCTTGACCCGGCAATCCATCGATCAATCAAGGATCACTCCATGCTCCACCGTCTCAGACATCTGTTTGCGCCGACCGAAACCAAAGCCTCGCGCACGGCGCAGGTTCTGGCCTTCGAGCATGGCGGGCGGGCGCGGTGGACGCCGCGCGACTATGCGGCGCTGGCGCGCGCCGGCTATGTCAGGAACGCCGTCGTGCATCGCGCGGTGCGGCTCGTCGCCGACAGCGTCGGTTCGGTGACGTTCGTGCTCTACGAAGGCGCGCGCGAGCACGACACGCATCCGCTGCTCGATCTTCTTGCCGCGCCCAATCCGCGCCAGGACGGCGCGGCGTTCCTCGAAACCGTTGCCGCGCATCTCCTGCTCGCCGGCAATGCTTACGTCGAGGCGGTGACGCTCGAGGGAGCGGGGCCGGTGCGAGAACTGCACGCGCTGCGGCCAGACCGCATGCGCGTCGTGCCGGGCGCCGACGGCTGGCCCGAGGCTTACGATTATGTCGTCGCCGGCCGCAGCCTGCGCTTCGACCAGAGCGCGCCGCCGCTGCCGCCGATCCTGCATCTGTCGGCGTTCAACCCGCTCGACGATCATTACGGCCTGTCGCCGCTCGAAGCCGCGGCGGTGGCGGTCGATACGCACAACGCAGCGGCGAAGTGGAACAAGGCGCTGCTCGACAACGCGGCGCGGCCGTCCGGCGCGCTGGTCTATTCCGGGCCGGACGGCGCGGTGCTCTCCGACGGGCAGTTCGAGCGGCTGAAGAAGGAACTCTCCGACCAGTATCAGGGCGCCAGCAATGCCGGCCGGCCGCTGCTGCTCGAAGGCGGGCTCGACTGGAAGGCGATGGCGCTGACGCCGAAGGACATGGACTTCATGGAAGCCAAGCACGCCGCGGCGCGCGAGATCGCGCTCGCCTTCGGCGTGCCGCCGATGCTGCTCGGCATTCCCGGCGACAACACCTATGCCAATTATCAGGAAGCAAACCGCACGCTGTGGCGCTCGACGGTGCTGCCGCTGGCGACGCGCATCGGCGCGGCGCTGACGCAGTGGCTGGCGCCGGCATTCGGCGCCTCTGCCGAACTGCGGCTGGCGGTCGATACCGACCGCATCGAGGCGCTGTCGGCGGACCGCCTGGCGCTGTGGCAGCGCGTCACCGATGCGCCGTTCCTGACCATCAACGAGAAGCGCGCCGCCACCGGCTACGGCGATATCGCCGGCGGCGACGTCATCGGCTGAGCGCCTCATCCTTCGCGACGCATCGCTGGCGCGATGCTCCTCAGGATGAGGAAAGTGTGCGCGGTGCCGTCCTCACCCTGAGGAGCCCGGCATAGCCGGGCGTCTCGAAGGGTGAGGAGCCCATCGTGCTTTCAGCACAACGGTGCAAATGGGGCATCCCATGTCCGAGCTGATCGACATCTTCGCGGCGCGCGGCGACCTCGCGCATCTGGCTTTGCTGGCGTGGGCGCTGACGGCGAGCGCGCTCGCCTGGTTCGCGCTGCGCGAAGTGGCGCAGGCGGCGCGGCGCTTCGACGACTTCGTGCGCGAACTGGCGCGCTTCAACGACACCTTCAACAACCGCTAACCGAGGCAGGCATGGACACGCTGCACACCGTTTTGCGCACCATCAGCGAAACCAAGAGCGAAACCAAGAGCGCGACCGGCGGCGCGCCGCCGGTGCCGAATGGCGGTCGCGACCCGCTGATCGTGTTCCGCGAATTCCTCCGTCATCTCGACCGCGCGCACCAGCGCGGCGCGACGAAAGCGGACGAGCGTGTGGGATCGGGGACAAGGCCGGGAGTAAGGCCGAAACGCGCCCGCAAGCGGCGATCCGCGAAGGGCTGACCTTCTCCGGCGCCGCCGCCGCCCACTTTTTCCATCATCGTTTTATCCGCGGACCGTCCGACCGCCGCCGGCATCGGCCGGCAGCGCCGGCGGCCGCTGCCGCGCGAGGCCGTCATGCTTGCTCCCGCACAGCCGACGATCGAAAGCCTGTTTCGTCCGCGCACCGCCATCGATCGGAACGGCAATGTCGAGGGCTATGCCTCGCTGTTCGGCGAGATCGATCAGGCGCGCGACATGGTGATGCCCGGCGCCTTCGCCGTGAGCCTGCGCACGCGCGGCGTGCGCCGCATTCCGATGCTGTTCCAGCACGACCCGGCCGAGCCGGTCGGCGTCTGGCTCGAACTGCGCGAGGATCATCGCGGTCTCTATGCGCGCGGCCGGCTGATCCCCGACGTGCAGCGCGGACGCGAATTGCTGTCGCTGGTGCGCGACGGCGCCATCGACGGCCTGTCGATCGGCTTCCGCACCGTCAAGGGGCGCATCGATCCGAAGACTCGCATCCGCAAGCTCGACATCGTCGATCTGTGGGAGATCTCCATCGTTACCTTCCCGCTGCTCGCCGGCGCGCGGCTGCATGCGGTGAAACGGGCGCCGGCATTGTCGCGCTCGCGCCTGCGCGCCGAACGCGATTTCGCGAGGGCGTGCGGACGGGGAGGGGCGGCATGACGGTTTCCGGCACGCGCTGGCGTTGAAGGCCGGATTCAATCCGGATCAGCCGCGTGACGAGTTGGGACGGTGGACAGATGCGGGTGGCGGTAGTGGAGATTCTGCTTCTGATGCTCTGCCAGACGGTATTTTCCCACCAGGAGCCCAAATAGCGCAAAACGAAGACTCCGGCCGTATAGATCTTTTTGAGAGAACGAGAGCTCGGTGGTCACGCAATCGAGCGGCATGTTGGAATTAGCAGGACCGCCGCTGCCCTTTTCGCTCACCATGCTTTTTCCAGCCCGCGCCCCGCGCGGGTTTTTTGTTGCCCGACATCCAACCAGAGAGAAGGACATCCGAATGACCATCGACACCGACCTGGAGACCCGGCCGCATGCCGGGCTCGAAACCAAGTCCGGCATTCCCGGCGACAGCCTCGTCACGCATGACGATATGATGCGCACCTTCGAGGCGTTCAAGGACGCCAACGACGCGCGGCTTGCCGAGATCGACAAGCGCGGCGGCGATCCGCTGCTGGAGGAGAAGGTGGCGCGCATCGACAAGGCGATCGACGCGCTGATGCTCAAGGCGGCACGGCCGGCGCTTTCTGCCGGCGGTGGTGCGGCATCGCCGGCCGCCGGCGCGGCGCGCGAGCGCAAATCCGCCTTCGCCGCCTATCTGCGCGGCGGCGACAACACCGGCCTGCGGGCGCTGGAGGTGAAAGCGATGTCGGCCGGCACGCCCGCCGACGGCGGCTATCTGGTGCCGGTCGAACTGGAAAGCGAGATCGGCAAGCGGCTTGCCGCCATTTCGCCGATCCGCGCCATCGCCTCGGTGCGCGAGATTTCCGGCAGTGTCTATACCAAGCCGTTCATGACCGCCGGCCCGGCGACCGGCTGGGTCGGCGAGACGGCGGAGCGCACGCAGACCGCCTCGCCGGTGCTCGACGAGCTGGAGTTTCCGGCGATGGAGCTTTACGCGATGCCGGCGGCGACGGCGACGCTGCTCGAGGATTCGGCCGTCGATATCGATGCGTGGATCGCCGCCGAGGTCGAGCAGGTGTTTGCCGCGCAGGAGGGCACGGCGTTTGTCACCGGCAACGGGACGAACAAGCCGAAGGGCTTCCTGAGCTACGCCACTGTCGCCAATGCGTCGTGGACCTGGGGCAAGATCGGCACCATCCTGAGCGGCGCGGAAGGCGGCTTCCCCTCGACCAGTCCGGCCGATCGGCTTGTCGATCTCATCTATGCGGTCAATGCCGGCTATCGCCAGAACGGCACCTTCGTGATGAACCGCAAGACGCAATCGGCGATCCGCAAGTTCAAGGACACCTCGGGCAGCTATCTGTGGCAGCCGCCGGCGCAGATCGCCGGCCGGGCCTCGCTGTTGACCTTCCCGGTGGTCGAGGCCGAGGACATGCCGGATATGGCGGCGGATTCGCTGTCGATTGCCTTCGGCGATTTTCGCCGCGGCTATCTGGTGGTCGATCGCCAGGGCGTGCGGGTGCTGCGCGATCCCTACAGCGCCAAGCCGTATGTCCTGTTCTACACGACCAAGCGGGTCGGCGGCGGCGTGCAGGACTTCGACGCGATCAAGCTGATGAAGTTCGCGGCGAGCTGACGGCGGTGCGCGAAACGATCATGGCCGGATGATATCCGGCCATGATCGACAACCGATCAGGAAATCGCGTGCCAGACGATGATCGCCGAGAGCAGCGCGCCGGTGAGGATGCCGCCGACGATCTGCCCGAATTGCAGGCAGTGGTTGTCGATGGTGTCGGGGAGCGTGTCGTGCGCCATCTCAGGAAATCCTCTCGGGATAGGGGGTGATTTGGCGGCGGATCATAGGGACCCCGCGCGGTTTCGCCAAGAGCGATAAGCAAGAGCGATAAGCAAGAGCGGCGAGGGCGCAAAGCGGCGCGCTTCAAGGGCGCCGCAGCTGCTCGATCTGCTCGATGATCCAGGCGCGATAGGCGGTCAGCGGCGTGACGCCGGTGAGGCCGCCGCAGCCGGCGCTGTTGCCCGGCCCGGTGGTCCAGCTCACCACGCCGGCCAGCGCATTGCCGGCGAAAGCCGGCCC